TCGCTACCATGAATAAAGAAAAGAAAGCTAACTACAAAAAATATAGAGGGCAAGGCAAATGACAGCAACAGAATTATCAGATGATAACTTTATAAACTTTCAAGATGATTTCTACAATCTCTTAGAAAAGTATGGCGTATCTAGTATCACTATAGAACATCCGCAATTTGAAACTATTTGCAATCTTAGAAATAGTGTAGTAGAATTTATTGAACAAGAATTATGGAGTGAAGTATGAACATATTTTATTTTTACGACAGTCCAAGCAAGTCAGCAGTAGCACAACCTGATAAGATGCTAGTCAAGATGCCACTTGAATCAGCACAGATGTTATGCACTGCACACCGAGCCTTAGATGGTGACGAGTATGCAGATAAGACAGGCATGTATAAGATTGCACATCTTAATCATCCATGTAGTAAGTGGGTGAGAGAAAGCAGTGGTAACTATTGGTGGTTGTATGAACACTTCATAGCACTTGGTACAGAATACAAGTATCGTTATGGTAGAGAACATCTAAGCATTACAAAACTTGCAAGAGCTTTGTATCAACTACCAAGTAGCATACCTAGAACTAAACAAACACCAGTTGCACAGGCTATGCCGGAGGAATACAAAAATGAGGACCCTATTGTCGCTTATCGTAACTATTGCATTAACGAAAAGCATTACGCCAAGTGGGAACGAAATCGTAGTAAGCCTGATTGGTGGACTACACAACACAAGGAGGTTGCATGAAACTAAGACTACTAGAAAACGCTAGACTACACCTACGAGGAAACATTGCCAAGCATGTTGCTAATGTTGAGGTGTTACTAGAACAACCAACAGGAGTTGCAGAACATCCTGACATAATTGAAACGATTGAAAAAGAATTAGCATTCATAGCTGAGTATGATGACAAGCTAGAAATGCTCAACAAATATTTTTAAAAAGGAGACTAAATGAAAAAAGATATTATACTTTGGGGTCTATGGCTTGTTATTTTAGTTGGTGGTATTTCATCTGCTTACGAAACAAACAACGACATAGATAAAAATTATAAAAGTTTACAAGGAGTAAATCGTTCTTTAAAAGAACTTGAGAAAAAGGTTGAGTCAAAGACTTATAACTTTGATAGCATCAATGTTATTTTACAAGGATTGAGAACATCTATCAATGATATCAATACAAGACTTGATAGCAATGATGATAGATTCCGTACTTCTATTGGCGAAATTAACAACATATTGCAGGAGTTAGACGAACTTTTAAATGCACAGGTTGAAGAACCTGTTGAAGAGACCGGAGCTAACGCAGGTTTTGGAGAATTGTCCGGTACATTAGCAACTGGTAATGGTGGTGAAGGTGTCTTATCTGTTGGTGTGAGTGAGCCAGTTGAAACAACTGAGCCTATTCTTATTAGTGAATACATTCCACCTAAAAGATGTACAATTCCTAAAACAGATTTAAACATGTCTGATTTCTTAGGTAATATATATCTATCAAGACCGTTAGAGTTTACTGCGAAGTTTGATTTGAGAAATGGAGAACCTACTAATCTAGAATTTGTTGGTAGTTCTAATCGTGATACAAGAAGAGCAGTAACAAAATATATCAATGCCATAGACTTTGGTACTGAGACTATTAATGGTTGTAAACTACCATTTAAATTTACACTTTAAGGAGATTAAATGAATTACATTTATAATAAAATGTTAGAGGAAGGTGAGACAGCTATCTTTGATAAGAAAGATTTGCAGTTGTTTGAAGAGTATGTAACCAAGAACTACAAAGAATTTTATGAGAATAAAATAAGTTATGAAGTAGAAAAGAAAAGTGCTGACAAGTTTCTTGTTACACTATTTGATAATACTCATATATCTTTGGAAGATATTCTTAGAGAAATTAAAGATTAGGTATTGACTTTCCTATGGAGATCGAGTATAATGGGCATCTTTATGAGTAACCAACATTTCTTACAAGCCCTCTATCTCCAAATCAAAAAGGGTTGGTTCAGCTCTAGCTGGAACTCCGAGAGTAGTTTGCTCAAAACTCTCCCAGTTTTTAACCGTCTTCTAAATGAAACCATAAGGAGGTAAATATGGCAATACTAGAAGGAACTGCTAAATGGGCAAGTATTACTACACCGAACACTAAGTTCGAGCCTGTTTATACAGTCGACTTAATCGTTGACGAGGCTACAGCAAATGACTTTGCTTCTCGTGGACATAAAATAAAACAGCATGATGAAGGTCCTGCTATTGTGATCAAGCGTAAGGTTAATGGTCCTAACGGAATGGTTAGACCTGCACCTAGATTGCTTGATGAAAGCAAACAGGAAGTTACGACTGCTGTTGGTAATGGCTCTAAAGTTAGAGTTCAATTCAATGAATATGCCGGTGAAGGTAAGTATGGTCCTTATACAGGATTAGATTTACAGGCTGTTCAGATAGTGGACTTAGTGCCTTACAAGAATGGTGATGGTGATGAGTTCTTTTCCGATGGGGAGGAGTTCTAATGATTGTCACTATTAAAAATGATGATGGAGAGTTTCTCTTTGACATCAATAAAATCGAGGATGATGCTAAGAAGCAGGAAGCTGGAGTAATTATACAGAAAGTAGGAACACTTAGTACCACAATCGAAGCTCTAGACTTTGCATCTAGAACACACCGAGCTAACTTAGAACAGTTGCTTATGGAATGTGAAGAAGCTATTGTCGAGCCTAAAAGAGCTAGGGACGAGAAAGGACAGTTTATTGCAGACGACCCTTCAACTCCTGACATAAACGAGGCTTATGAAGGTGGTAAATCCCCTTCTAAGTAATGTTAATCGGCTAGGTGTAAAAGCCTAGCCACTTTTATTGGAGATAGAATGCAATTAGAAAAAAGTAAATTTGTTAGACACAGACTACCATGTCCTAAATGTGGTGGCTCTGACCCAGTATCAATGAACGAAGATAAGTCTGCTCACTGTTTTAGTTGTGAGACACACTTTGCAAACTATCCTGAAGCAACTCAAGGTAAAATAGTGGAAGTAGAAACAAAACCAAAGAACACTTTCCTCAACACCTACACAGGTAGCTTCGGAGCTTTGACAGACAGAGACATATCTGAAGCTACTGCTAAGAAGTATGGTGTTAGGCGAGTAGTAAATCCCAACAACCAAGTAGCTCAACACATCTATCCATTCTTTAATGGTAATGAAGTGGTGGGAACTAAGACTAGGTTTGTTGAGAACAAGAACTTTTCCTTTGCTGGAACTTATGAAGGCACTGGATTGTTTGGAGAACAACTGTTCAGAAATACAGGTGGTAAATACCTGACAATTACTGAAGGTGAATGTGATGCTATGGCTTGTTATGAGTTGATGCAGTCCAAGTGGGCTTGTGTCTCTTTGAAACGAGGTGCATCAGGTGCAGTAAAAGATATCAGAGAAAGCATTGAGTTTGTTGAGTCGTTTGAAAATGTAGTATTATGTTTTGATAATGACAAGGCAGGTCGTGAAGCTGCAAGGAATGTTGCGAGAATATTAAAGCCCGGCAAGGCTAAGATCATGACATTTCCTAATGGCTACAAAGATGCTAACGATATGCTCAGACAGAAAAAGTTTCAGGAGTTTATGTCTGCATGGTGGGAGTCCAAGACTTACACACCATCAGGTATCCTTGAACTATCTGCTCAGAGAAACGACTGGCTTCATCGTGAAGTCAAAGAAAGCATAGCCTATCCTTGGGAAGGACTGAATAAGAAGTTGTATGGTCTTAGGAAAGGTGAGCTTGTTACTCTGACAGGTGGAACAGGACTTGGTAAATCTTCTGTGACACGAGAGCTTGAACATTGGCTTATCAAGAATACTGAAGACAATGTAGGTATCATAGCTCTTGAAGAGAACTGGTTGAGAACTGCTGATGGGATCATATCCATTGAAGCTAACGACAGAATATATCTTACTGAAAGACGTAAGCAATATAGTGAAGAACAATTAATCAATTTGTTTGATAAGGTTATACCACAAGGTCGTGTGTATATTCATGCTCACTTGGGTGCAACTGATATCGAAGAAATATTTTCCAAGCTACGATACATCATTGTAGGTTGCGAATGTAAATGGGTAGTGGTTGATCATTTACACATGCTTGTCAATGTCTTATCTGAAGGTGACGAAAGACGAGGTATTGATATGCTGATGAATAGATTGCGTAGTCTTGTTGAAGAAACTGGAGTAGGTATGATACTTGTATCTCACTTACGTAGAGCCAGTGGTGACAAAGGACACGAGAACGGTGTTGAAGTTTCTCTGTCTCACCTCAAAGGCTCACAAGGTATCGCACAGCTTTCCGATTGTGTGATTGCATTGGAAAGAAATCAACAGGCTACCAATCCTGAAGAAGCCAACACTACAAAGGTTCGTGTCCTGAAGTCTAGATACACAGGAGACACTGGACTTGCTTGTAGTTTACGGTATAATAATGAAACAGGTAGACTGTTTGAAGTAACAGAGGAGGAAACTTTTGACAATGAAGACTTCTAAAATTGTATTTGATATTGAAGCTGATGGTTTAAAACCAACTAAGATACATTGTATTGTAGCTAAAGAAGTTGGTGGACCAATCCATAAGTTTCCACCTCACAAACTTCAAGAAGGTTTAGAGTTTTTAAAATCCTCTGATGTTCTTATTGGTCACAACATCTTAAGTTTTGACTTGCCGGTTATCAAACGACTGCATGGTGTAGACTTGTTCGATAAGGACATCGAGGATACTTTGGTAATGTCAAGGCTTTTCAATCCTATCCGTGAGAACGGACATAGCTTGAAGACTTGGGGTTATCGTGTTAAGTTTGCAAAGCAAGAACAACCTCTTGACTTTGACGAGTACACACCACAGATGTTGGAATACTGTGCTAATGATGTTAGACTTAATGAGTTAGTTTATAATCATTTACTTAATGAAGGTCAAGGATTCAGTAATGAATGTATTAATCTAGAACATTCAGTTGCTAAGATCATGACTCAACAAGAACTAAATGGATTCAAGTTTAATGAGCAACAAGCTACTATGTTACTTGCTGAACTTAAGACTAAGATGTATGAGGTAACTGATGAAGTGCAGAGAACATTCCAACCTAAGTGGGTGGATGATAAACTTGTAACACCATACATTAGAAAAGATGGTGTGCTTTCTAAACGTGGATTGACTGATGAAGAATATGAAACACTATTAGTCAGTGAAGATTACAGTCCATTCATGAGAAAGAAACTACAAGAGTTTAATCTTGGAAGTCGTAAACAGATCGGTGAATACTTGATAGACTTTGGTTGGAAACCTGAGAGGTTTACTCCTACAGGTCAGCCTATTGTTGATGAAGGAACACTTAAAAAGATAGAGCATATTCGTGAGGCTAAGCTGATAGCTGACTTCCTCCTTTACCAAAAACGAATAGCTCAAATACAGTCGTGGCTTGATGCCTTGGAAGATGATGGGAGAGTACATGGTTCTGTTATTCCTAATGGAACTATTACTGGAAGAATGTCTCATAGCCATCCTAATATGGCTCAAGTTCCTGCTGTGTACAGTCCATTCGGTAAAGAATGTAGAGCCTGTTGGACTGTTGATGAAGGTAATGTTTTACTTGGAGTTGATGCTTCAGGTTTAGAACTTAGAATGTTGGCACACTATATGAACGATCAGGAGTATACTAATGAAGTTGTTAATGGAGACATACACACTACTAACCAAAAACTTGCAGGACTTAAATCAAGAGATACAGCAAAGACATTCATCTATGCACTTGTGTACGGAGCAGGAGACGAGAAACTTGGTAAAGTCGTTGGAGGATCTAGAAGAAAAGGTTCAGAACTTAAGAACCGTTTCCTCGATAATCTGCCATCACTTAGAACTCTTAAGGATAAAGTGCAACGAGCAGCTAGACGAGGTTTCCTCAAAGGATTAGATGGCAGAAAGATTTATGTCAGAAGTGAACATGCTGCTTTAAATACTTTACTTCAAGGCGGTGGTGCTATCGTTATGAAGAAAGCTTTAGCTATACTTTGTAATCGTTTAGAACTTAGTATGACACCTTTTAAATTAGTAGCTAACATCCATGATGAATGGCAAATAGAAGTCTCTGAATGTAGAGCCAATAAAGTTGGGCAACTTGCTGTAAAAAGTATTCAAGAAGCAGGTGAATACTACAAGATGCGTTGTCCGTTAGATGGAGAATTTAAGATTGGGAGGTCTTGGGATGAAACACATTAAATATTGTCATAGTTGTAAACAAACAAAAACAACTGAAGATTTTTATAAAACTAAATCAGCACGTGATGGTTTAGATAGTAG